AATGCCCCGCACGGCGACAGTCGTCCATCGTGAGGATGAAGTCGGTCTCTTCCGTGAGTGTGAGCCTTTCGGTCATGCTTTGACCTCGTATTCTCTCTTGTGCTTGTCACCGAACCACAGGACGTTCACGCCGGACACGTTGATCGAGCCGAAGACCACGGGGATCGGTCGTCCCGCGTCGGCCGTGGGATTGTCCAGGTCTTTCGTAGCTGCGGGCTTCACCTTCTTAGGCTTCGGCGCAAGAGCATAGGCGATGACCGCAAGGGCCACCGCGACGACAAGTTGAATGAGCCACCACCAAGGCATATCAATAGAACCTATTCACAAAGCCGACGGGGTTCTCTTGGGGAATCCAAGGTTGGCCACCGAAGTTCTGGATGTTGTTGTGCAGTCCGGCACAATCGCTCATGCCGTGGTTGCACCCTACGAAGAGAGTCATGACGGCCAGTTCTTCCAGGCCGTCGGTCGAACCGTTAAGCGCCAGTCGATCCCGACCGTCGGTCCCCGCCCCAAGTTGCACACTCAGGATCGTTCGTGTCTGGAGGGAGTTGTCGTCCGCGTCCGCCCACTGGATGTATCCCCCAGCAAACTTTCCTGCGGGCTTCGCACCCTCCCAGCCTGGGGTGAACTCGATCACGTTCAAGCCCACGGTGAAGACTGCGGCGACCACAGAGCCCGCTGCGCGGTTGGCCCCACAGTCATCCGAGTAGAGCGCCCAGGGGCACCCATACTGATAGTGCCGACGGAGACCTGGCCGCTTCATCGACGTGGCGACAGGCTCCGCGCTGATCTTCGCATAGCGGCTCTTTTGCTCGATGCCGATGATCCGCCCCGTCCACACGACTACGAAATCGTTCGCTGGATCGTCCACATGGCCCTGGCGGATCGTGATCGTCACCACCTGGGATGGTTGGCGGTTCTGGTAGAACTTGACCACAGAGGCCGACGGCGTGATGTCGATCTCCAGGGTCTTGTTATCTAGGCCCCCGCTGGACTCGATCTTCTCGCGACCGATGACTGTTGGCGCGTATTCCACACCGTCGAAAGTCACGGGGACATCTATGTCCGTGTAGGCGAAGTAGTTGGCATCCTCGGAGCCATACTGGATCAAGAAAAGGGAAGCCTGGAGTCCCTCATCGGGACTACTCTCGTAGTTCTCGTAGGTCATGCAACGTCCTCCAGGGTTCGAATTTTCATGGTCGTCTCTGCCACCCCGTCTGTCAACCATTCCAGGGAGAGCGTGTCTGTCTCGAACCGACACTTCACCACCCAGGAGATCGACTGGATGTCGTCAAAGTCGATGTCCGTGGACCAGATGGAGTCGAGAGTAATCTGGGTGTTCCCCGCGCCGTCAACCGTCATCGACGTGATCCCACGGATGTAGGTGAAGGCTGGCGTGACCACCTGGAAGTAGCGATACATCGCGCTCCCGTTGAACTGGTCGTAGAACTCACGGCCAGGGATCGTCATCGTCTGGGAGACGCTGGGCAGGTTGCCGACAGGCCGCCATTCGTCAATGAAGGTCGGGCAGTAGAACGGTTTCTGTTTGCCACGGCTCCGGTAGAAGAGACCGATGACTCGGCTCATGTGGTCCTCGTTTCGGATGACGTGCCGGACGGACATGATCCGTGTCGTGAAGTCCACGGGGAAATAGCGTTCCGTGGGGCCTCGGTTCATGTCGCGCCCCTCGAACGGTCGCTCGAAGGTCATGGTGAAATCCGTGGCCCACTGGTGCGGGATACGAAGAAGCTCCAGGCCGTTCAAGGTGTCCGCAGGAGCGGTAGACCAGTCCTCGTGATAGGTGCCCAGGACGTTCGCATCGAACTCCACGCGCGACAGGCCGACACGAGTGGTCGCCGCCCGCAAGGAGGAGTCGTTGGAGAACGTCCCGTAGACCGCGCCGTAGACCTTGGTGCCCGCGTCGAACGTGTTCAAGAGCGCGCCGTCGGTGTAGATCACATTGCCCGTGGCGCGGGTGATGTTGACCAGTTCCCGCGCGGTGTCGTTCTCCAGGAAGGCAGGAGTGTTCGGTTGCATCCAGTCCTGGGTGCCGTCGATCTCGATCACCCGGCCGAACACGCCGGACAGGAGGGCGTAGAGCAAGGCGTCTGGGTCCAGGGCGTCCACCACTGGCACCCCATCCTCCGGCGTGTTGTCCAGGGAGCCCGTAGCGCCTGTGGAGGCGTCCTGGATGTTGATCCCGTAGATGTCCACATCCGTCCCGTCGGTCAGATTGAAGTCCCCGCTGCTACGATCCCGAAGGTCCGAAGACGTGGTAAGCGCCGAGCCCAGGGTGCCCCCTGTTGGCTGGCCGTCGGTGACGAAGAACCAGCATCGCCGAGCAAAGCTGGTGGCGAGGGTCGTGTCGAAGAAGGTCGCGGCTTGCTGGGCGGCGGCGTTGAAGTTCGTGCCTCCGCTGGTCGCCGCCAGTCCGTTGATGTAGGTCCGCGCCAGTTCGATGTCCGCAGGGCTCGCGTTCGGATAGGTCTGTTGTGTGGCGAGGTCGCCCCAGCCGCACACCTGGAGATCGAGGCGCGAGAGGCGGCCGTCCGTGAGCGCCAGACTCAGTTCATCGAAGACCGCGTTCATGGCCGTCTTCATCGTGTTGATCTTGCCGCCGTCACCCATCGAGCCGGAGTCATCTATCGTGAAGCTCACGGCGCGCGTGGTTGCCACATCCCGAACGGTTTCGGCCGTGAGTTCCGCTCGCCGCCGAGGATGGGGGACCGCGATCTCCCTGCCTTGGTTTTCGGCCAGGAGCCGCGCCGCCTTCTGAAAGTCCTTGAAATTCAGGAAGCTCTCGAAGTCGTAGGCAAGGCGCGGCTTAGCCCGCTGGGCGATCCGTTGCTCTTTGCCGTTCCGACTGGTGATGATCTCCGTGCGGAACCTGATCTCTTCCCCGTAGGACCTGGCCCATTGGATCGGAAAACCCCATGCTTTGTTCTGGTCTGCCATATCAAACCCCCAAAGCGCCGCGAACCGTGGATCGGTTGGCCTGGATGTAGTTCAAGACCGTCTCCTGGCCCCGCTTGTCCTTCAACGCCTCTTCCATGAAGCTCGCGCCGTCGATGGCGTTGACGATCCTCGGAGTGACCTCCGTGGTGCCTCCGGCCGTCTGGCCGCCGCCGTTGAAGATGTGCCGTGGGTCGCCGCGTGTCAGGACCTCTTCGCCCCGCTGGAGGATCGTGGGGACCTCCCCAGGCCGGAGCCCTGCTACGCCGCCACTGTGGTAGCGCGTGGCCCCCGCGAACACGGAAGGCGAGACCTTCCGGCTTATGCCGCTGGCCCCGATCACGCCGCCCTGGTGGGCAACACTAAACCCAAACGCCCGTCCAATCGCTTTCGCCGCATTGAGGGCAAGCTGTTGGATAATCATCTGGGCAATCTGCAACAGGAAGTCCGAGGCAAACTGGCGGAAGGCGTTGCCCAGGGCGACGGTGGCCTTCTCGCCGTTGGCGATGGCTTCCGCGAAACCCAGGACCGCGTTCGTGAAGGTGTTGGCGAAAGCGTCCGACACCTGTTTGAACGTGATGAGTGTGGACTGCCCCGCCGCCTGAGACGAAATCTGGAGTTCCCGCATCCGCGCCACGATGGCCGCGACCGCTGGGTCCGTCTGGGCGAAGGTCTCCAACAGGGACAGAGCGTTCTCGATGGCTTCGGACAGTTGGGAGTTGACCCCTACGAGCGCCGTCTGTGTCTCTTGGATGGCCGAGGCCGCCGCACCGCTGGCGAGTTGTTCGTCCAGGAGCGACTGGAGCGCCGTCCGTTGCTGGACAAGCTCATTGATGTTCGCTTCGATCTCCTGGGCGCGCTCGCGCTCGGTGTTGGCGTTTCTCTCCTGTTGCTCCAGATCGAACTTCTGCCCTTCCAGGCGACGGATTTGCTCGATCTCGGCGGCCGTGATCTCGGAGTTCTCTTGACGCGCTTGACGGATCGCTGCCTCGATAGCGGCTTCACGCTCCCGACCCTGGTTGACCAGTTCTTGCTGGGTGATCTCGAACTCGGTGCTGCCGATCCGATCAGCCGTGGCTTGTGCCTCATCGGCCCGCAGTTCCGCTTGACGCTCAAGCTCCCGCGTCCGTTCGCGCTCGGCGTCCAGGTATGCCTGATCGCTCGGCGCGCCGCCACCAGAGAAGATGTCCGCTTCCAGGTTCCGGCGATCACGGTTGACGCCGCCGTTGTCGCTCCCAAGGTTGCGGATGGCGCTGGCGATCTCTGGCACGGTTCCAGACTGGACCGCCGCCACGATCCGGTCAGGCAAGCTCCCGTAGTTGTAGGCGATGGAGGTCAGGGCCGCCTGTTGCTCATCCGTAAAGGACTCGAAGCGAGTGGCCCCGACCTGCCCACGGACAGTATCCTGGAACTCCCCGATCCGACGGATGAGATCGCGGTTGGCGTCGGCCACAGAGACTCGCATCCCTTCCGTGACCTGGCGGATCGTGCCGTCAGAGAGCGTCACCGTGTCCGAGCCGTAGCCCGCTCGATAGATGTTCGGCCCGACTTGGTTGCCGTTCGCATCGGTGCGAGGATCGTTATACGGGTTCTCGCGGTAGCCTTCGAACTGTCTCAGCAATGCAGCGGAAGCCCCGCCCCCACCAGAAGCCGCGCCGTCGAAGATGTCTCCGATCTCCAGGTCTCGCGTGGCTTGGCCGAACGCCGTGAAGACGGCCAGCATCTCTTCGTATGTGTTGGCGAGTGCCAGGGCCGACGCGAAGGCTTCCTGGAGCTTCGCCGCTTCCTCGAACTTCTTGAGTTCGTCTGTAAGCGAAGGCACCAGAGATTGAAGCTCGCCCAGGGCCTCGGTGTAAGCCGCAAGCCGATCTTTTTCTTCCTCTACCGTGTCGCCTGTCTCTTCGACCACATCGTTCAAGCGCCGGAGAGCGGCCTCGGCCTCTTCCTCGGTGCCCGTGAGGATCGTCAGGATGTCATTGGCATCCACAAGCTCGTCGCCCGCTGCCACGACGTTCGCGGCGAGGGTATCGAAGGTCTCCGCGAAGTCACGGTTTACGGGGAAGAGGTCTTCGTAGCGTTGGCTCAGTTCGTCAAGCTCCTGGCGGAACTCGTAGGTCGTGCGATCGCCGTTGCGGAAAGCCTGGAACAAGGTCTCGACTTCCTGGAAGAACCCGCCGCCCGCAGACAGCACGTTCCCGAAGATGTCGCGCGGCAAGGCCGCCTCGAAAGCGTCCAGGGTGTTCTCATAGGCCCGCTGGAGAGAGCGAAGGTTGTTCTCGGCCTGGATGGTCGTGATGTTCTGGAGCCGATCACGCACGTCTTCCACAGAGACGCCCACCTGGTCGTAAGCGTTCTTGACCTCATCCACAATGTCTCGGTGGGCCCGCATGATCTTGGTCGCCTCGGCCCCTCTGGTCACCCAGATGCCGATGCCCGTGCCGATCAATGTGACCAGGAGCCCGATGCCCGTGGCAGACAGGAGCGCCTGGAGGGCAACCCGCATCCCCACGATCCCTGCGGCCGCGCCGCGCGCTCCCGCGCCCAGGCCGCCCAGGGTGGCCGTCAGAGCGGCGGTCCTGATACGAGTCAGACGGATGATGGCTTGCCAGCGGCCCATCGTGGCGACGATGCCGATGATGATGGGCGCGAGCTTGAAGGCCGTGAAGGTGGTGATCGCGACGATCAGAAGGTCCCAATTCCGAACGACCGAGCCGATCACGTTGAAGAAGCTCTGGAGCGCCCCGCCTACTTTGGTCAGGAAGTCCTCGGCCGCCGCAGAGTCCAGGGTCTCGATCAGATCGTTCAACAGATCGGTGAAGCCCTCGATAGCGCCGCCCTTACCGATGGTCAGGAACGCCTCGAACACGGAGTTCTGGAACCGACCGATAGCGGCGGTCGTGGTCTCCAGTGCTGCGGGAAGCTGGTCACCAAAGCGGCGGTCCAGTTCGTCCGCGAACGCCGACAGGGAGTCAGACGAAATCTCGCCGTTCTCCACCATTTTGATGAACTCTGCGGTGCCCAATCCGAGGGCGTCCGCGAAGATGTTAATCGCGCCTGGAATCCTATCGCCTAGCTGTTGGCGAAGCTCTTCCATCGAGAGCGTTCCCTTGCTAACTATCTGAGTTAATGCAACAAAAGTGCCCTGTAGCTGGTCGAGAGACGCGCCGTTGACCCTTGCGGACTCAGCGACCGACTGGAAGATTCTACGGGTTTCCTGCCCCTCCAGGTTGGTGCCCTGGGTGGCGATGGCGAACTTGGTATATTCGTTCGCGAGGGAGCCGAACTCGACGCCCAGGCGGCGCGCGTTACGGCGGATGAAGTCCAGTTCGCCCGCGACCGCTGTCTGGTCCTGGTTGAAGACCACGTTCAAGCGGTTGGTCGAGGCTTCTAGCTGTTGCTGCGCGTTGACCACGCCACGGATGCCTTCGATAGCCGCGAAGAAGCCACCGTATGCCGCGACCAGGGCCAGGACTTCACCGCGTAGACGCTGGGCGAAGGACAGGGCCGTCCGGCTCTCTCCGTAGAAGCGGCGGATCGCGTTGGCGAAGAGCCCCGTGGCTTGTGCTCCAGCGCGCATGGAGCCCGCCAGTCTGCGGGTTGCCCTATTCTGGCGCTCCGAGGCGTTGGCCCCTCTCTCAAGCTCTGACGTGAGCCTACGCGCCGCGTTCGCTGCGGTGCTGGATGCCGACTGGAGGCCGGAGTAACCGGATCGTGCTGTGGCGAGGACCTGGCCGAACCGTTGGACACGATTGGACAGGGCTTCGACATCGCCACCAGACTCTCGAAGGATGCCCCGCAGGTTGGACAAGGCTTGCCCTTGCGCGCGGAACTCCTGGCGCGCCTGTGCGGCGGCTTCCCGAAACCGTTCGAAGGCCGTGACCTGGGCGTTGGTCGGCTTGGTGGTCTTGGCGAGAGCCGCGCCAAGGCGAGAGGCTTCGGCCGAGAGGGCCTTGTATTGCGCCTTCGTCTCGGAGAGCCGCGTGATTTGCTCCCGCAGGTTTTGTAACAGTCCGGCGCGGGTCCGCTTGTCGAGTTTGTCGAGGGCCGTCGCAGTCTCCGCGACCGTGCCCTGGACCGCCTCATAGGCCGACCGAGCTTTGTCCAGGCTCTTGTTCTGTGCTTCCAGGGAGGCGGCCGACTTCTTGGCGGCACCTTCCAGGCGAGCTTGTTCTCTAGCCGACGCCGCAGTCGCGGTCGCAGCCGTGTTGTATGCCTGGGTGACGCGCTCCAAGGCCGCCTTGTTCCGATCCAGGTTGGCCGCTTGCCGACCGTAGATGTCGTTCGCGCGCTGCACGGAGGCCGCCGCTCGATCCGAGGACGCCTGGACCAAGTTTTGGGTCTGGACCAGATCGGCGATCTTGATCTGGGTCCGCTCGATGGACGTTGCCGTCCGTTCGAAGTTCCTGGTCAGTTGCGCCGTCGGTTGTGCGGTGGACGCGATCTCGGAGCGGAGCGAAGCAAGGCGAGTCTCATACTCGGCGAGCTTGCCGTTTTGCTCGGTGATCTGGGTGGTCAGCTTGCGTTGGCGATCCGCGTAGGCTTGCTGGGCTTTCCGTGCGTCATTGGTCGCCGAGGCCAGCGCCTTCTGTGACGTGGCCGATTGCGCGACAGACGCACGAGCTTTTTCAAGCTGGGCCGAAAGCTGGGCCTGGGTCTGGGTAAGCGCCTGGGTCTGTTGCCGTGTCTGGTTGAAGCGCGAGGAATAGTCGGCCAGGGCCGCCTCGGTCCTGGTGATCGCCGCTTCCTGGCGCGTGATCTCTTCGGTGATGTTCCGTAGCTGGCGCTCGACCTGGCCCGTCGCACCAAGCTGGCCGACCGCCTGTTTCAGATCGCGAAAAGCCCCGCCTAGAGAGGCGAGGCGCACATCGGTTTTCGATGCTTCGTCCCGAACGTCCTTGGTGTTTACCGTGAACTCGTTAAGAGCTTTGTTGATCGCGGTAAGAGCACCCTTCGCTTCGTCGCGGGCCTTAAATACCAGTTCTACGTCGCGTCTAGCCATCTAGTCCTCCAGGAGCTTCCTGATAGTCTTCTCGAAAGCCTTGTTTGCCTTCTTGGACAATACACCTGAAACGGCCTGTTGTAGAAGGGTTGCATTGGTTACATGTCCATTATTCTCCCTACGGACGATTAGGTTGGCTTCGCTTGTCAGCATACCGAGGGGGTAGTAGCGGGCCTCGAAGTGGCCGTGGGCCATACATTGGCTCACGGCTTTCCGATACTCCCAGGCCCAGCCTTTTAAGTTGCGGGGAGTTCCTGATCTGCCTTCGGTGTCACCACGTTCGTCACCGCTTGCATCCCCCGTATCAGGGTCTCCGCTACTTTTTTTAGCTCTTCCTCCGAGTGGAAGGTAAGCTCGGCGACGGCGATCAAGAGCTTGATCTGGTCCATACCTGGCATGGTCATGACGACTGCGGCCGAGTCCGGCTCATCGTTCGCCGAGGCGATCATGGAAGCCACCGCTGCGGGTGCCTCAGTCATGAGGGCCTTCACCAGCTTATCGACCTCTGGCGAGCCTTCCGTGTCGTCCACGACGTATTGCTGATACAGTTCGTCCAGCGTGTCCGCGTGTTCATGGATGATCCGGCCGACATCGGTCACAGACAGGCCGCGTATCGTGACGGACTGACCGCCCGACACTTCGACCTCTTTCGTAAATGGGGTATAGGTGGACAGCTTGCTCATGTGCTCTTCTCCAGGTTTGTGCGATTGACTTGCGGGTCAAGGGAACGACGGGGACCGAAGCCCCCGCCGAAATCGTTTCGGTCTTAGGCGTAAACGGGCTTGCCGTTGATGTAGATCGCTTCGCCGGAGGAAGGCTTGAGAGCTTCCAGGGCGAAGGGAATCTGACGCCATTCGTCGCCCTTGATGGCGAGGTCGCCGTTCGGGGTGATCTTGACATAGGGCAGGAAGATGTCGCGATCCGCACCCTTGGGGTTGTTCTCCAGAAGACGCATCGCACCTTCCACGGGCTCGGAGCCGGAAAGCACCTGAGACTGAGTGGACGCGCGAATGTCGAACGCCGCTTCGAGGTCGGTGCCATCGGCGATGCCGCCGCCTTCGAGGACCGAGAACATGCCGCGATCCAGGTCAACCGAGTAGTCCGTGCCCAGGACATAGGTGGGAGTGCCGCCCGTGCCGTTGAGGACGAAGTTCTCGATGCCCCGTGTGCCGACGCGGTTCTGGATGGTCAGGCCAAGCTGCCCGATGTCGCCCTGGTTCATGCCCGCGAAGTCTTCGCTCTGTCCGGCCGCCGCGATGGTGTTCACGTTGAGGGTCGAACCGAAGAAGAACAAGGACACGTTGTCGGCGTTGATGTCGTCACAGATCATTGAACCGGAACGGGTCACTTCCAGAGCAACAGAGTCGTCCTTCTCACGGATGCCTTCGTCACTGGAGTAGTGATCCAGAGTCTCGGACTCGATGGTCAGCGAGAACTCGGGAGTGTTGCCCATGTATTTGAACGGGCCTGGGACTTGCCCAGATGTGAAGCGCGCGAAGTAAACCTTGCCACGTCCAAGGACGTATTCAGGGGTGCGTTGGGATACAAGTGTCATCGTATTTCCTTTCTCTCGGTGTTCATTCGAACGGGTTTAGTTGGTCTTCGGCCAGGTCGAGGGTCACGCGGAGCCAGAAGTAGGCAACCGCACTAACCTCATCCGCAGGTCGAACGACGCCGCCGTCCCACGAAACACTTACGACAGTATTCGCTTTCGGGCCAAAACGGAAGACTCTATCACCCAACCGTTCATCGAGCTTGAGTTCGACCAGTCGCTTCTTCACGTCGGCCAAGAGGACGTGAGCCGGATCGGTGGGGTTGTCCTTATCGTCCACGACAAAGCCCTGGACCATGAGAACGTAGTCGCCGCTGGCCGAGGTCCCTACGTCCGGCGACAAGTTCGCCTCCGGTGCGATGGGTTCTTCCAGCATGGAGACCATTGGTAGCGGATCGTCATCTCCGAAGAGAGTCCGGCCGCGATACACGCTGCCTCCGAGGTCCGTGCGGAACCCGTTGGCGACCGTGATCTGTTGAAACGCTTCCGTGAGAGCCTTCTGGACTCGGAGCCGGAACGGATCGCCTGGGACGACCGCTGCTATCGGGAAGATCGCGTCATTGAGTGGTGATGTGATGGTCATTTATTGAGCCCCATAAGCCGGATGAACTCGCGCTCCAGGGCATCCGCCGACGGATCGGAGATGTCCGTCGCTACGCCCTTGCCAGCGTTGTTCAAGAATACCTGTTGGATCGAGGGGCCATACAAGAGGTAGAGGCCCTTCGAGATTTGGACTTGCTGGAACTTGTTCGCCATCCGCTCGCCTGGTGCCAGCCGGATCGCAAGACCCAGGTTGAACCGCGTGTCGGTCAGGGTGTTGCCCTGGGGGAGCTTGATGAGGAAAGCCTTCCGCAAGAAGGACGCCTGTCCAGGCTTCACTTCGACCATGACCCCCGCCCCTCGGCCTGGGGTTCCCTTGGAGAACTTGGCGAGAGAAGTCGGTCGGCCCTTGGCCTTGATCCGAGACTCCAGGCTCGCGCGCTGGGCCATCTTCGAGACCGTGAGGTTCCCCGCCGCTGGGCCGAGGGATCGCTTCGGGAGGTTGATCTCTTCACCGATCCGGCGCGCCGCTTCGACTCGAGCATCGCGGGTGGTCTTGTTCAAGGCTCGGACAAGGTTGATCTTGGACTTCTTGTCCAGGTCTCGGATGTCCCTTAGTGCCTCCAGCCCCTCGACTGCCACCGCGAAGTTCGCCATATCACGCTCCTGGTGGGGCGTAGGCGGACATCTCATTCTTGGAGACGCGCGTGACTACCGCCGTGATGGTGATGCCGTCCTGGGGCTCCAGGTGGTCCACACGATACACTTCGAACGTGCTGACCGAATACACGTTGCCCTTTGCGGGGACATGTTCATCGGCCAGGAAAATGAGCTTGGGGATCGTTTCGGTTCTCTCCGCGTAAGCGAGGGAGGTTCCGGCGAGATCGCCTACCGCGTCGTCTTTCGAGTTGACCCTACAGAAGACAGTAACGGAAGGACCGACAGGCCCTTCCGCGTAGCACAGGGTCTCGACCTTCATGCCTTGATGGAGGCGAGCCCTGGCGGTGTCTTTGATCGCACGAAACGACATTACATCACGTCTTCTTCGTTCTCGCCGTCGTAGTCGTCATCGGCGAGGACTTCGAAGACCTGACGGTGCTCTGCGAGCTTCGCCGAGATCGTCTCCATCGTGGACTTCTTGGTCAGGCCCTTGACGCCTTCTTCCTTGGCGACTTCGAGCATCTGGAGGCGCTGGACCTCTTCGTCCGAAACGGTTTTGGTGCCGTCGGGTGCCGAGGTCTTGAGGGGGCGGGCCGCTTTGGCTTCGATCAGGGGGTTCGCATCTTTCTCTTCGATGGAGAACTTGTTCCCAGGCTCGACATACTTCAAGCCTTCTTTGCCAGCGGAGATGGCGATCCGTGAGATCGCGATGAGGTCTACTTTTGCCATGAGGTCACTCCAGTCATGTGCTGCGGTTTAAGAGGGATAGAGAGGCCAAGGGCGACCGGAGCCGCCCTCGATCTGCGCTTACGTCAGGACGCGAGCCTTGAACGTGTTGTTCGGGTTCACCGGAACCATGAGCGGTGCGCTCTGGGTCATGAGCATGGTGGCCGAGGGGTCCTCGTTTTCCCACATCTTCGGGAAGATCGGGAGTGGCTGGAAGCCCGCCCGCTTGTCGAGGATGGCACCGAAGGCTTTGACGCCACGAACGGACTGGCCGATCATGAGGACATCCTTCGGGTCCATGTAGGGAACGATAGTCCCGTCGGGCATCTCGTAGTAGTCCGAGTAGACCCAGATACGGAGGTTCCGCGACAGGTTGCCCTTGAACTGCACCTTGTCGCCGTTGCCGACGCCGAGGTCCAGGGCCGTTCCGCTGGTGTTGCGGATGTCCGCTTCCAAGAGCTTCTGCACTTGTGCATCCGCCTTGAACACGGCCCACGCCTGGGTGCCCATGATGACATCGGTAGCAGGGCCACCGAATTTGGCATCGGCCATCGTGTCGTTCCAGGAGTCGATGCTGTCCACGATGGACACGCCGACTTCGCCCCAGCGAGCGCCGCCCGTGAGCGCGACCGTGTGGCCCGAATCGCGTTTGAAGTCCACCGTCGCGGCCGGATACCCATCGTCTTCGAGGGTGATCGTGCCATTCAGGATCGCCTGGGCCGCCATCCACTCCCAGCGCCGCTCGATGTCCGAACGATGCTTCTGGAGGATCGCCGTCACAGTCGCGTTGTAGCGACCCTGGGGCGACAGTGGGACAGCCTGACCGATCTCGCCAAGACCTGCGCGGCGCGTGAGCATCGCGGCGGCCTGGACGGCATCCTTGGGCTTCAAGTAACCAGGCTTGACCGAGAACAGGTTCTCTTCTGCCTTGAAGGTCGGACGACCCTGGGCAGTCGGGAGAACCAGCGGCGCAAGATGACGATAGTCGGTGATCTTGCTCCATTCGATCCGCTCGGATTCCGAGGTATAGAGGCTCGGAAAAAACGACAACCAGAACTCTTGAGCGGGCTCCAGGTCGCGGTAAACACCAAGAAGTTCCTCGGTGTTGTAGACAGTCCGTGTGATATTCATGTCATTTCCTTTCTGTCAGTCACACTACCGAGGCGCTTACGCGCGATGGTATTTGTTGAAGGCGACGACGATCTGCGTCGGGGTGGGGGCGTCTGCGAACGCGGCGGCCATCTTGGCATCCGTGTCGTAGGTTGCGTCCCAGCCGAGCATGTCGCCGTTGAAGTGGCCGCCTCGGATGATCTGGATCATCGGGTTCTCGCCGACGCCAGAAGTGATCGCACCAGCGGCAATACCGATAGCTGCGGTAGTGCCGAGAACTGCGGGGATGATGTTGCCGGAACCGTCGAAACCGACGACTTCATACAGGGCGATGTCCTGCGAAGCTGCAAGGGTCTCATCGGTGGTGAAGAAACCTGGCGTGTCCGACAGGATGAGATCGCGCTGGGTGAACGCTTCGAAAGCGTCTCCAGCTTGACCAGGGTTGCCGAAGGGGATGTCAGTCATTTGATTGTCCTTTCCTCAAGACTAGACGAATTGTGCGCGGATTAGGCGCGTTTCACGGTGCGGCCACCAGCTTTCCGGTAGTCGGACAGCAAGGTTGCGGACACGGCGTCGGGACCTTCGAGCCCTTCGCCTGTAGGTGCGTCCTCGGAGCCGACGCCTGGGGTGCCTTCCTTCTCCATATGCTCGGAGAAGTGGTCGCGTTGGGTCTTGGGCGCGGGTTCGGGGGCCGGAGCGGCCACGGTTTTCGGGGAGACGGCGAGCGTAGCGTCGATTGCTTCGGCGTCCATTTCGGTCGATGCCAGCAAGTGTTGCGCCAGTTCTTCCCGACCTTCGTAGTGGTCAGATTTCATGACGGCACCAAAGCGGGCACGTTCTGCGACCTGGGCATCCTTGGCGACAGTGGCCGCGTCGATTGCCGGAGTTTCGGTTTTCGTAGTCATCGAGATTCCTCTCTGGTTGGAGGCCCCCAGGGAGGCCAGTTCGGTTCGAAAATCGCCGATACGATCAGAAAATCCGACCTCAATCGACTCCTCGGCATCAAAGACATCTGCCTCAGTCTTGCGAACGGCATCATCGGACATTTGCCGATTGTTTGCAACAGTGCTGACAAACTTGCCGTAGAACTTGTCCACCCCAGCCTGGATACGGGCCTGGGCGGTTTCGGACAGAGGCTCGAACGGGTTGCCGTCCGTTTTGCGCTCTCCGGCCTTGATGAACGTGACGTTGATCCCCACGCGGTCGAGCATCTTGGACATGTCCATGTGCATGACGACGACGCCCACGGAGCCTGTGCGGCCGGAGCTTGTGGTGACGATCTCATCGGCGGCCGTGGCGATGGAGTATCCACCGGACATGGCGTTGTCGTCCACGAAGGCGAGCATGGGCTTCTCGCCCCGACGCTCGGTGATCGAGGTCACCAGTTCAAAGTTCCCTGCGGCCTGACCGCCAGGAGAGTTGATGTGGAACGCGATGTTCTTCACATCTGGATCGTCCATGCCGCGCTCGAACGCTTTCGAGATATACTCGTAGCCCGTGGCGGTGTTGCCCATCGCGTATCCGAAGCGGTGGATGAGGGTGCCCATCACAGGGATGATGAGGGTGCCGTCCTGGACGTT